GGTAATTACGCTATGACCGAAACGTATAAGGACAGGACTTGCATGGGCGTCGATGTTGGTAAAGACAAATATCATTACGTCATAGGGATACGGACAGATAAGGAGAAATTCGAGATTCTAAAAGTTGGTTGTGAGAGTTCGTTCGAGAATCTTGGTGCTGTAGCTGTAAGAATGGGTGTAAGGAACTGTGTAGTTGACATCAGGCCTTATGAGGCCGAGGCCCGGAGATTTCAGAAGGCCATGACTTTTCGGGTCTGGTTATGCCAGTACGGAACCAATCCCATTCAGGATGTCGTTTGGGACGACGAGCGGAAAGTCGTAAAGTGTTTTCGAACGGGTATATTCGATATAACTCACAGATTAGTAGTTGACAAAAGAGTAAGACTTCCCTATCGTAATCAGGTAATAAGGGACTTTGCAGAGCAGTATTGCGAGCCTTACAAAGTAAAGAAAGAAGATTTAAGGAGTAATTCGATAATTTACATATACGAGAAGGGCAACGGTAACGACCATTACCGGAACGCCATGAACTATTTTTATCTCTCTGCTATGGGTTCGAGGGTCATACGTCCCGAAGGTTACGGCCCGAAGCAGGCGAGTCAGTGTATACACGAAACAGTGAGGATTTAGATGTTAGTTATAGATTGTCCGAATAACAGGAAGATAAAAGTAACTAACTGTGCTATATATCTTAACGACGAAGTATTGGATAATCTGGGTGAATTGACCGAAGACGAACGTGAACGCCTTTTTATGTCGATGGCAATAATGAAGGACAGAGCAGATGGGACGGCCTAAAATTAAGACACCTAAAGTACAGCCGACGTTAATGAAAGTCACCGAGGACTACAATCCAGAGGAGATTAAGACCTCGGAAATGAAGAAAGTTCGCAGGAGAAAGGGTTACGAAAGCACTCTATTGGCGGGTGCTTTAGTCCCGAAGATATAATGGAAGACGAAAGAGCGCAAAAGATAATTCAGATGGCGGCTGCCGAGGACAGTAAGGCCGCTAATTTCAAGAGTCTCTATCAGGAAGTCGCAGACCTGATGTACCCGTGCGAGAACCAGATAACCGGCCAGACCACTCCCGGCAGTGACAAGAGTCGTGACGTCAGAGACCCTACGCCGATTTTTGCGCTTGACGATATGGTGGCCGGTCTTATAGGGACGTGGATACCTGCAGGTCAGAGTTTTTTCGGAGTAAAGGCCAAAGACCGCCGGAGAAACACAGACAGGGCGATGAGGTATCTCGCTTTGGCATCGGAGATAGCCCACGAAGAGATGTTCGAGAGTAATTTCATGCTGCAGTTGCACGATACCGTCAAGGCTCTTGCCGGTTTCGGAACGGGAAATATGTATAGTGAGTGGGATAGTAAGTCCCTGATGCTCAATTATAAAGACTGGCATATATCGACTTATACGATAAAGCAGAACTCTCGTGGTATTGTCGATACGGTGATTCTTACTTACGAGCTTACCGCTCGTCAAGCTGCGGAGGAGTTTACCAGTCCCGGCGAGAAAGTCCTTCAAAACGCCAGCGACATTAAAAACGAGAGCAAAAGGCACACATTTATTCACGTAGTCCGACCGAGGAACGAAAGGTGTTATCATTTGACAGACAGTCTTAATATGCCTTTTGAGAGTCTTTACGTTAATAAGGACGAGAAGGTAATTGTTGACGAGGGTGGTTATGACGAATTTCCGTTTTCCGTTCCGAGATGGGAGAAATCGTCTGTCGAGAAGTACGGACGTGGGAGAGGTACTGTAATGCTGAGTGCTGTCAAGGAGCTTCAGCAGATGCACAAGGATTTTGTGGAATGCGGTAATCGGTGGAACAATCCGTCCCGCTGGCAGATAGACGAGGACATCGAAGGCACTTTAAATAACTCCCCCGGCGCCTTGAACCATTTTATGAGGGCCAACGCAGCCGGGGCTTTGGATTCTCAGTTGAACGGCAATTTTCCCATAACAGAAAAGGTGATAGAATTTCAGCAGGAGCTTGTGAACAGGGGTTTTTATAAGGACATTTTCGTTCAGCTTGCCGACTTAAAAGGCGACCGAAGAACGACTGTCGAGATTGAGGCCCGATTGAAGGAGGGATTGAGACGTTTGGTGTCCCCTGTAGCGAGAATGGAAAGCGAGCTTTTTACTCCTTTGATTACGAGAAGTATTCTCCTTTTAATAAGGAACGGTCGAATACCCCCTCCACCTCCTGAGTTGTCGGGTGCCGAGTTCGGTATCGAATATATGGGCGAGCTTGCCCTTGCGATGAGGAACTATCAGGCGAGGGCCTTTACGCAGTTTACTTCTCTTGTCGCCGATATGGCCCCTGTTTTCCCGGAGGCCACAGACGTTCTGAATCTTGACAGGGCCTTGCCGAATATCGGTCTTACTATGGGCGTAAGGGTTGACGATTTGAATACTCCCGAAGAGATAGCCGAAAAGAGGGCGAAACGCGCTCAGGACGAGCTTGAGCAGAAACTTGCAATGGCCGCTCAGGTCGGCTCCGAGGCTTACAAGAACACATCCAAGGCAGCCGAAGCCGGTTCTCCGGCGGAAATGGTGGGCGTATGAGTTTAATATTAACATTATTTCTTTTGGGTAATCCCGTTATAACGGGCTGTCGAACCAATGTCACTATGGGACAGTTATTCGAGCATTGGCATCAGGAGACTATTTCACGTGAGGAAAACAACTTTCTATGGTATGTCGAGCGTTACGAAAAGGGATGGGAAGATGACAGTCCGCCTTGGTATCTGAAGGAGAGATTTGAGGAATATTTGGAGAACAAATGAAGAAATTAATATTAGGTTTATTAATAGCGTTTTTAATGGTCAATCCCGCTCCCGTGATTCCTCCTGATGGAGTGAGTTTCGACCCTAACGATATGCCTTCTTCGGTTATGGGAGTTTACGAGGTTTATATAGATACTCCTATAACAGGTTATATCGATATTTACGAACCTGAAGGCGAAACGGTGACGGTTACTTCCGACGGAGGTCTTGTATTATCTCAGGAATTTCACGATGCGAATAATTATACTTACAAATGGACTTACATTCAATCGGTGGCCGGTGTTTACGCTGTGAATGTAAAGGTTTTAGACCCATCCGGTAACGAGGACAACAGGACTATAGTGTTCGGGGTAATGAAGAAGAATAAGCCTCCTGTTATTACGGGATGCAGGCGTGGAATCGAGATTGATTGATGCCGGTTGAAGAAGAACGAAAACTAAAGGCTCAGGCCCGAAGGAAAGGACTTAAAGGCGACAGGTTTCGGGCTTATGTGTACGGGACTTTAAGAAAAATGGGCTGGAAGCCATCGAGAGAAAAATGACAGAAATCGAGCAAATGTCGATAAGGTACAAAGACGTTTTCGGTTCCGAGAACGGCAAGAAAGTTCTTGAGGACTTGGATGTAAAAGGTCTTTATCACAGGGAGATATACGTTGAGGAATCTTCGAGAAAAACGGACTTTAATTTAGGAGCGAACTGGATAATAAGGTACATACATTCCATGATAGACAAGAATCTAATGGACGAACAGAAACAGGAAGTTATTAACGAAGGAGTTAAATTATGAAAGACGGGACAACTGAAGTGACTGAAAAGACAACACCAGCCCCGATGTTTAAGGAAATCGAGCAGGGAGATGATATTGCGAAAGGCCATGTAAAGGTAATACAGCTTAATGTTTACGAAGTTGTGGGAACGAAGAAAAACGAATATGGAGAGGCGATTCCCGACAAGGAAGGCAGGGGAAGTTTTTTCTGTCAAGACCCGGAAGATGTCAATGTATTTCAGAAGCTGAACCCGAAGATGGAAACGGAGCAGTTTACCGTCCAGCTTTTGAAATCTACGGCTATTACGTACATTAACAATCCTGAGAACATGAAACGGTTCGGGAGGACACAATGAGCGAAGAAGTAATTACAGGAACTCCTCCAGTAGAACCACCGGCAGCGCCTCCAGCTCCGACTGAAAGTTTTATCGGTGACGACCTAATCCTGAAGGAAGGATGGCAGCAGGCATTACTACCGGAAGATTTAAGGTCACAGCCTATATATAGTCAGGTAAAAGATGTCAAAGGTGCATTGAGTATTATAGGCAATCAGGCCAAACTAGTAGGCAAAAAGGGAGTGATTCTCCCTACCGAACTATCGAAGCCGGAAGAATGGGACGAATTTTACAAGACTCTCGGACGGCCTGAGACCGTCGATGATTATGCCCTTCCCGTTCCAGAGGAACTCAAGGATTATTACGACGACAATTTCGTAAAAGACGCCAAAAGCCTTTTTCATAAAATAGGTCTTAATCAGAAACAGGCTAATGCTCTCTGGGAGTTCGAGAAGAATCGCAATGCCTTTATAGACAAGGCGTTAAAAGACAATATTGAGCAGGAAAAACTCGAAGCTGAGACTGCTCTTAGGAACAAGTGGGGCAACGCTTACGATGAGAATATGCATATTGTCAGCAGGGTTATCACAGAGAACGTACCCGGCGATAAAATAGAGGAATTTCTTGGTAAATACGGTAACGACCCTGTGGTTGCCGAAATTCTGGCGACCGTAGGGAAGAAATTTACAGAACATAGAATAATAACGGACATTGAAACTCCGAGCGCTTCTGCGAATAAGAGAATTGACGAGCTTATGGGCAAGGAACTCCCGACGGCACAGCAAAAGGTCATGCCTTATTGGGACAGGACTCATGTTGACCATAAGAAGACAGTGGAACTCGTTCAGGCTCTTATGAGAGAAGAAGCCAATAGAAAAACAGGGACAACCAAGTAGGCCCCGAAAAATTATTCTGGACAATCGTCACACGGCGACCCGAAAGATGGTGGTAGCCCACCCGCCAACCGGCGTTTCGGCAGGATAAGGCCCGGTTTCGGACAACCTTTCCGATTAAAACTTAATTTTTTTGGAAAGGTAACGAATATGAGCCTTCAAATTCCTGTCTCATTCGTTGACCAGTTCAAGGCCAATATCCTCATGCTCAGCCAGCAGAAGCAGGCGAAGCTCCGGGGATGTTGCAGACCTGAATCGGTAACGGGTGATACAATGTATGTGGAACGGCTCGGTCCGAAAGATGCGCAGCTTCGAGGTGCAAGACATGGCGAGACTCCTGTCTCAGACGCTCAGCACTCAAGACGCAAGCTCTCGATGGCCGATTACATCGTTCCAGCCGACTTGATAGACAAGCCGGACAAATTAAAACTTCTGATAGACCCTCAATCGTCATATACCCAGAATCAAGTCTTTTCACTGAACAGGGCGATTGACGACGTAGTTATCGCCGCTCTGTACGGGGCCGCTTATGGCGGTCACGCGGGCGGAACGACAATCAATTCCTACGATGTCGGTGAGAGTCGCCTCGTTCAGTCCGATGGCACTATTCGGGCTGCGGGAAGTGATTTCTCCGATGCTACGGAAACACCTTTGACGATTGCCAAACTCCTGACGTGCAAGCAGCTTCTCGACGACGCTGAGATTGACGAGGACAGGCAGAGATA